AAAATATTATTAATAAAGTCGCAACATTTGATCGCACAAAGACATTAGTAAAAGGTACGAGGTCGGTTGTTGAGAGCTCTATAGTAGTTAATAACCCGGAACCTGCAACTGGGGGAATGGGAGCAGAGGATATAGAGAGTGTTAGGCAAAACGCATTAGGATATTATGCTACACAAAATAGGATGGTCACGCGTGAAGATTATGTTATTAGGGCATTAAGTATGCCTTCTAGATTTGGTACTGTTGCTAAAGCTTATATAGCATCTGATGAACAAATGCTACCAGAAGAAACATCAATATCTAATCCATTAGCAGTTAACATGTATGTTTTAACGTATAATGCTAAGAAAGAGCTAGCAACATTACCACACGCAGCAAAAGAGAACTTAAGAACATATTTATCGCAATATAGAATGATGACAGATGCTATTAATATTAAAGATGGTTATATTGTTAATATAAGTATTAATTTTGAAATAACAGTATTACCTGGTCATAATTCTAATGCTGTATTATATAGGTGTATAGATTCATTAAAAAATAAATATAATATAAAGAACTTAAGTTTTGCTAGTGCTATGTATAAAAAAGATATTTACTTATGTCTAGCAAATGTTGAAGGTGTACAATCAGTTACAGATGTAAAAGTAGCTAACTTATATAATGGTGAATATTCTAGTCATAGATATAACCTCGATGAAGCAACATATCAAGATGTTATTTATCCATCACTAGATCCATCTGTATTTGAAATTAAATATCCTACCAAAGACATTAGAGGTAAGGTAGTAACATATTAGGGATTATTATGATAAAGACACTATACCCAATAAGAGACACCACACTATACCAAGCATCAGAAAGTGCTAACACTAGTAAAGATGAAATATTAGAGATTTCTAAATATGTATCAGGTTCGTTTGGTCCATTAGCAGTGACAAGACCTATATTGCAGTTTAATACAACGCCTTTATCTGCATCTCTTTCCGCACAAGGTATTAACACTTCCACTACTTCAGGTAGCTTAAAATACTTTCTTAAATTGTTTATCTCAAAAGAGGAAGATATACAAAGAGATTATTCATTAGTTGTGCACCCTCTCCAACGAGCATGGGAAGGTGGTACAGGTAGATCAACTAGCACGCCGATTGTAACAGATGGATGTAGCTGGAAGTATACAGATAGTGAAACAGCAGGTACTGAATGGGTTCCAGCAGGGGGTAGAGTGTTTGATTCCGCGGCTTATTCTAGTGTGCAAACATTTACTGATGTGCAAGGAGATATAGAAGTAGATGTAACAAATACAGTAGAAGGTTGGCATACCGGTGCAATTACTAATTATGGACTTTTGATTAAGAGAAGTGGCTCTCAGGAAACAGATAGTTCAATACAAGGTAGTTTATATTATTACTCTAGCAATACAAACACAGTATATTCACCGAGAATAGAAGCAAGATATGATGATGCATCACATGCGTTTACCGTTACAAGTGGTAGTACGATAACGATAACAGATGAAATAGATATACAACCTAGATTGCGACCAGAGTATAAGCAAAACTCACAAGAGCGAATAGCTATTATAACCACGCAGAAGAATGGAGCTCGCACACAAGCCGGGTCTGTAGGATCAACATTTAGAAGTTCACTACCACAATCTTCATCGTATGCTATCATAGATAATGCAACAGGTGAGTATGTTTACAAACATGATCAACATGCAACGTATATTGCTAGAACAGGAGCATCAGAGCACTGCATTGATATAGATATGAATGGATTATTTCCGGAAAGATATTATGCAATTGAGTTTAAAGTAAATCACTATTCCGGTACAAACGTTATAGCAACAAGATATTATAAATCTAATACTGTTTTTAAAGTGGTGAGGTAATATGGCATATAATAACTCTACAGGTACAAGTAATATACGGCAAGCAGACGAAGGGCGAGGGGCTGGAGGCCCTAGTGCATATGAGCAACCTTTCCTGCCAGCTGGAGATGAAGGGCGAGGGGCTGGAGGCCCTGTAATTGCTGAACCTGTAATAGCAAACCTTTTAGGTAACATGCAAATTCCTACCACAGGGTATTTTATAGATCATACAATGCCACAGGAAAATATAATACACCGTTATGTGCCGAATGCAATATTTGATAGTACAGATATAGATGATTATGGTAGTGTTGAGATATATGAGTTGCTTCCTAAAGCACCGACGTATCCTGATACTATACCGCTAAATTTAGATCTATATGTTGCGAATTGGTCACGTGTGATTAATTTTGGAGGGGTAACAGATCCATCTAAAGATCCGAGAATAGATAATACCACAGAATGGAGTATCGGGCAGTGGACAAAGCGACATAAATGGCCGGAGGTTGCAACACTTGATCCAACATATGTATTCTTTACACAAGACCCTGCACTGTTTTATACACAGAGAGTTATAAGTCACTATGAACCTGATGCATCAGGGCAATTACAACCTGTTATGGTAGCAGATGATGATATGGTTTGGAAGTTAGATGGTAATGAGGTGCACCGCGGATGGTACATGAACTTAAGCGCTCTATCAAGGACGGTGGAAGTGCGTGATGGTCAAGCAGTGATTATACCTAGAATATTGTCTGTAGAAGCTCAAAACAGTCAAGGTATATTACGTAAAGAGATAAAGTTTGCAGCGATTGATTCCGATCAAGGAGATGTTATACCTGGATCAAGACAAGTAGACAATTTTTCTTCAACATTTGAGGGGCAGTTTATAGCAGATGAAGATCCAGCAAGCGATAGCTATAGAAGTGCAATCTTCTTTCCAGACCCACGATATGGGCCGAGAGATGTATACTTTAGGTTTTTATTCAAAGGGTATGGTAAAGGTAAGTCGACGCGAAAAAAGTTTAGAAAAACAGACGGTGTGTTAACCGTTGATGGTGTAAACATCTCAAGTATAGGTGGTGCACAGATACAAGATAAGTGGCAGAATAAAGATCGGAAAGAAAATAACCACCAAGACGCAAAATTAGCATTCCCAGAAATATTTGAAGGTGGTAGAATAAAGGATGGGTATAAGAATGGTGGTGGTAATCTTTTATCTAGCATTAATGTGACAAATTGGACAGATGGGCGTAAGTCTGCTATATTAATGGATGAGGTAGATTATTGGAATTCACGATTATATAAAATACAAAAAAAGCCAGGACCGTTTACAATGAAAATGCATATAGGATTCCAAGTAAGAGGTAAGTATAATGGTAAGAGAGGAAAGTATAAAAGGTATTGGGAGCAAGTAATTAATTATAATGAAGAAGAGTTAAATTTAGATACCCCATTACAGCCAATCGATTTAGGAATATTTGAAATTGGTTATCGACACATAGAGGAATAATAAGCTATGCCACAAAACGAAGAAAACATACAATTAGATATATACTCCAATCCACAATTTGATCCTGCGTTACTAACACAAATTTCAGTGACAGAGGGTTTGAACTATCTAGACGCACCATCAAATTTAGATAGATTATACATTGAATTAATTGATGAGTACGATAATGTTGTTAATAATGTTGTCGGACATATAAGCAATTTATCAGGTGTTAAGTATAGTGCTGGGACGTTGCAGATAGATACATTTCAGCTTGTTGCAAATACATTTGGTGAGACATCAGGGATGTTCTCACTTAAGATATCAGGGTATAGAAGTTATTTATATAATGATATAGATAACGAAGCTGCTCCCGCTCCATCTAATATAGCTAGACCAGGTAGTACTATAAATTTAGTTAGGACGGTAGGGCCTGAAGAGGTGTCACCTGCAGCTATACAGTTTACAGCAGGTGAAGTGGTAGAACTATCTAGATCACGTAAAGAGATACGAATTAAATCAAATAATGAATCTATACTCTCATTTATCGATTTTGCTCAACATCAAAGACACAACACAATACCGGTAGGTAGATATTGGAAGTGGGAAGATAATGCTACAGTATATTACTCTGCAACAGGTGAGATTAATCGATTATTGAGTATATCGTTTTCTAACGAAGAAGAGTATGATGCACATAGAGAGTCATTGGGGTTACCTTTTGGACCTGATAACAGTGCAAGGTATAGTGGTAATTATGTAGTAGATGTGGATGGTAAATTTTTAAGATGGATGGTTGACACCGATGAAGGTAGTAGATTAGAGTCTGATGAAGATTCATGGCCTTTAAATTTAAGGTTTGTTAAACCAAACGGTAGTGTTGTTGATTTAATATCTGTTAATTGGATGGAGCATGCATACACCCCAAAGCAAATACCAGGTGAAGAAGATCCAGAGTCGATACAAACTATTATTTTTAAATTAGCAACTCCTGCACCTGCTGGTATAAACGCTGGTAACAGAGTGCAACTATTACGTTCACTATTTATACCATACACAATACCTGTTGAAATAGATATACCATTTCAGATAGATGAGACATTCACAGAACTGCGAGGTCCAAATTTAAGATTAGAAGTAAATAGAAACTCAAGCAAAGGCACAATAACTAAAAATGAAGAGGAATTAGTAGGAACAACTACAGGTATACAAAATCGTTTAGAGGGTATGATAGTAAGTAGTTCAGGATTAATAACAACTAATACAGATTTTAGGAAGTTTGAAAATTTCGTTCACTTTAGTTCTGCAGAAGAAAGGTTAAAAAACTTTAAGTATAAAATAACACGAATAGAACATTATGTATCTAAATCAGCTGCCCTTGGAGATAGTTTTGTAGGTAATGATGGAAGTGTAACGGGGTCTGCAACCTCTATAGCAAGCAAATTGCAGTTTGATACATTAACTAAAGGATTGTTAACAAGCTTTAGTCCTTATGAAGATTATCTATATTACACATCACATTCTACAGAAACAGTATATAGCAGTAATGGTACAGAGATTTTATCATCAGCAACATGGCCAAAATCATCGGATACTAAAACAGGGGTAGGGTATAACTTATTCTCTGTTACATCATCTGAAGGTATATCTTGGTATAATGATAGACTTGTATCTGCAAAGACATGGGATGTACAAAACCAATCAGCATTACGTAACATAATACCGACACATATCCGAATGGATGAGCAAAGTACTAGCTATGAATTATTCTTTGATATGATTGGTGAACATTTCGATCAAGTGTATTTACAAATACAAGGTTTAGAGGAATCATATAGAAGGGATGAGTCTGTCAACACCGGACTATCTAAAGATCTATTATTTGATACCGCTAAATCATTTGGTTGGGATTTATTCCCTGGGCACAGTACAGCAGAACTATGGGAGTATGCATTAGGTACAAATGATCAAGGTACATATCAAGCTTCCGGTTCAGGTACAACACAGACATACGTTGTAAAAGAATCTCACTCCTCCGAAGATATAGAAAAGCAGACATGGAAGCGTATATTAAACAACTTACCATTGCTGCTAAAAACAAAAGGTACATCAAGAGGTATTAGAGCATTACTAACTTCATATGGTGTACCGTTAACAATATTAAATATAGATGAGTATGGTGGTGCACCCACAGCACGTACAGATGATAAACGTGCGATAGAAAAATTTACATATGCTCTTAATCTTAGCGGTAGTAACGTTATAGTTAATTTACATGATCATTTTCAGCAAGGTCAAGGTAACTCAACAGTTAATTCGTTAACAACACCGGGTACAGCATTGAGATCACCATCCATGTATGAGGTACGTGTAGATACCTCAAAACAACAGTCACAATATATAGCACGTGGAACGTCATCCCCGGGTGTAGGTCCTGAATGGGAAGTAAGAATGGAGCACTCTTCTTCTGCATCTGGATGGGACTCAGTTGATGCAATTTCAGCAGGATCTGCTTCAGTATACGCACAGTATGGTAGATTTACATTTGAGATATCTTCATCAGCTGGTCAACCAGCAATATCAGCATCAACAGAATATATGCCAATTTATGATAATGATTGGTGGAATGTATCCTTTGGAGTAACGGAACATCCATATATAGGAGCATCAGCACCTTCATCACAAAGTTTTGTTATTAGGTGTGCAAAAGCTGCAGAACACTCACAAGGTACAATCACACACCAATCTTCAGGAACTGTCGTAGGTAATAGCTCTTCATATTCTACTACATGGTCTGATATAGATACTGTTTTATGGGGGTCTAAGTGGATTGACTCAACACCAGGTTTTGAAAGCTACTCTGGATCATTTCAAGAGATACGTGTTTGGGCTGAATACCTAAGTGATACAGCATTCCATCAGCATACACTTGCACCAACATCTATTGTAGGAGATACAGTGCAGATGGCATACAACGACTTATTAATTAGATTACCATTAGGTACAGATGGTAAAAAGTATGATCACTCATCTGTAACAGCATTAGCAAGTACACTACCTAATGCAGCTAACCAAGGGTGGGGTGGTAGTAATGGTACAGGTGGTACAGCAAACTTCACTTCTTTTGGTAGTGACGATTACTCCCCGAAATCAGAAACATACTTTGTGAAAGTACCACATACAGCTGGCCCTTCTAAGCATTCTAATAAAGTTAGGATAGAAGATAATACATTACAAAATAATCAACTAGCTAGAGATAAATCATTTGAGGTATCATCATTTGATTCCAATCCATTAGATTCAGAAGATGTATCAGTGGTGTTATCACCTGCAGATCAAATCGACACAGATATCTCAATGCAGTTTGGAGGATTTGATTTAGATGACTATATAGGTGATCCTAGAGATACTTATAAAACAGAATACACATCATTACGTGATACAAACAACTTGTACTTTAAAAAGTATGATGAGGGTAATAGTGTCATGGCCTTTATAAAATATTTACGCTCATTTAACAAAGGTCTGTTCAAGCAAATCGAGGACATGATACCAGCAAGAGCAGATGCAATTGTTGGTATAGAGATTCGACCTAACCTTTTAGAGCGACACAAATTAAATACACCGTTATCTGCATCACAGGAAACGCTTCACTTAGAAAGTAGTATAACACTACGCACAGGTAGTACATTCCCCGGTGAGGTACCAAGCCAAGGTGTTCAAGATGCATCCAATTACGGAACATTCACAGGTACAATAGGAATAGGAGCTCCTCCTTCACAGCAGCGAAGTGGTTCAAGTAATTATTATAATCTATATGATGGAGCAACATATTTAAAAGATGTGTTTGGAGAAGCAACAGAATCGGGTGAGCAGTTAACAGTATTAAATTCACGTAGAGTGCCTCATGAAACGCGTATACAAATACCAACATACAATGCATTAAATGCACCTGTCGCAGGTACAAATAAAACTGGTTCTGGATGGATTACAGTATTTGAAGATAACTTCACATCTTTTGTTACACACTCTGCAACACCAGGTGTACCTACTAACTCAATATATGGTACAAGTGATATTAATGAGAATTGGAGAATTATAACTGGAACAGCTGAACGCTCTATTGTAGGCGATGGTGTACAAATAGGTAATAATTCTGGTGATGATCAATTATGGGTGCAGTGGAATAGCCCTTTACCATACCAACCAAACACATTATATAGAATGACTGTAACAGTATCACAATCCTTAGCTGAAGATGATGATGCTCTCTTTTATGCTGGGTTCGGTCAATTCATAGATACATATGATAATGATCCAAGAACTTTGCAACAATACTCCTCAACTGCAGGGACAGCAACATTTAGCAATTCAAATTATTTTGTCGCATTAGGATTAAATATAGGTGTTAAGCATGGTTTAGGAAAAGATGTTACAAAGGTAGGGTATTTAGGTAATGCACAGACACGTGGCAGATCACAAAATACAAACACCGCAACATCTACAGGTATATCTGCTATCGCGCAAAGTAAGATGCCTGAAAAAGGTGTGGCAGTTCAACACAACTTCACACACTTCACACCAATGTTTATAGTCAATTATAATGGTGCTGATGGTACGATAAGGATAACAAATATGAAAGTAGAAGCTCTACCAGGAGCATTTGTTGATGTACAGCCGCAATATGATACAAGTTTAGCACAGCGTAGATTATTAATTGATGGTACAAGAATGACATCACCTGATTTTAATGTAGGTAGTACAGATACAATAGATGGTGGTCCGGTAGCAGAATATCAATTAGTTAATCCAAACATATTACAAGTTACACCAGTTAGAGGAGCGGGTGGACCAACTAGTCCGCTTAATAGACCCGCCAATCAACCAACTAGCCCGCTTAACAGACCTGCCAACCCAGCGGTAGGTAATATACAGCAAGCACAAAATAATAATATTAACGTCAGATAGGGTAAAATTAAATAAACGTATATTTATAATATATACAATAGGAGAGTAAACATGGGATATTTAGATAATACATCTGTAACAGTTGACGCAGTGCTAACAAAGCTTGGAAGACAGCGTTTAGCAGAAGGTAACTTAAACATAACAAAATTTGCATTAAGTGATGATGAAGTTAATTATGCACTTTATGACACATCACATAATCTTGGAACTGCATTTTATGGTCAGGCAATTGAGAGAATGCCAGTGCTTGAAGCATTTACAAATGACACACAAGCATTAACTAACAAGCTTGTAACATTACCTAAGAACACACAAATCTTACCTGTTGTTACTACAGCACAATCTGCTATTAGTTTAACTAGCGCAGGGCAATCAGTTGTAGTTTCAC